TGACCACACTTTTCAAACACCCATCTTTCAATTTCTGGACTAATTCGTGATTCATCTTTGTGTATCACTATTCTATGCGGCCATAAGTCTTTGTTAAGTATTCTCATATCCACCTCAAGATAAACCATTCGGCTTCTCTTATATCTTCAAATACATAGAAAGAATTTAATCTGCGCCATTTGCCTGGACAGTTTTCCATCAACCAATGAGTTACGTCAACTGCATGGTAGTTATCTTTATAAAAAAATGCTACGGAAGTCCATCCATTCATTACTAAAATGTCTGCCATGATACCATCGTCTATTTCTTTAGCTATTTCTGTAGCTATTGATTCAGCTATTTCATCTTCTAGTGGCATTGTCATCCCCATCTTAATTCAAAATGAATAGCGTCACGTTCATCATAGAAGTAGAATTCCATATTATCTTCTGCAGGATGCCATTCAAATCTAGTTCCCGGCAACCCAAACTGTTCAATTGCCCATATGCAGATTTCATCCCATATAGGAATATCAGCACGACCCTGAGTCCAACCAAGTACTACTTTAGTAACCGGCTTGTTTAAGGGTGTCTGTAATTTGTTTTTTAAGTTCTGGTTCACGATGAAACTTCAATGCCCACTGTTCTGGATTAATGTAATCATTGATTATTTTAACATGATCTGGATTTAATGTCTCTAGAAAACGGACACCACTCTCACTACAATACAACAGCCATGGACTTATTTTACCATTGCATATCAATTGACATACTCTATTCATGTTTCCATATCGCAAATAGTCTTTGGGTAAGATGTTATCTTTTTCTGCCCAATCAATTGTAGATTCTACACTACGATGTATCGCATCAAACGCATCTTCCTTACGCAAATAGTCAATCAAGTATTTGGTATAGTTAGTATCGGTAGCCCAGTTATCAAGTTTAATACTATTTGCTAATAACCAATCTACATATCGTGGAACATTAAGAACATTACTGCCTACACAATATGTGCCAAATTTAACAAAAGCAATGTAGTATGCACTTTTGATGAACTCCTCATATGTTTTTACTTTTTTAGATGCTGAGTGTTTTTTGTAAAATTGTAGGAAACTTTGAAAGCCCATTCGGTTACTTTGTTTGTCTTTTTCTAGCCAGCGATGTTTTGTTTCGCAGATATGTGTTACTAGAGTTTTTTCTCTAATAAAATTACGATTGCAAAACTCACAACTAAATGCTGGTTTAGTTTCCTCGGTCTTCTTCATATCTGCGGATATCTTCTTCTGTTACTAAACTGCTTAACAATTCTATATCTGTATATTTCAAATCAGGATACTGTTTTGCAAGATAAGTTTTCTTTTTATGCTCATTCACAAACTCTTTGCTTATCTCTTGCAAACTACCATCATCAGCTTTAGGATATACTTTTCCAAAATAATCTTTAACATCTTTTTCTTTAGGTGTTTCTTTTAATTGACTTACTTTAGTTGATAGATGAGGTATCCATTGATGAAACTGTTTACCTAATCCTGGACTGCTTGCACACAACATCAACCATTGTAACTTAGGATGTTTTTGTACGTTCTCGTTAAACAAATGTTGATTTGCGTGATAGTCTACACTACGTACATAATATGCTTGTAGTCCACTATTTGCTTTTATTTGACTCATCCAATGCGTCATCATATAAGGAACAAATTTTCGTTGTTGTTCTTCTGTTAGTCTATCTATGTAGCCGTAGTCTTTCTTATCTAATGCAATTAATGCATCAAACAAATCAAAGTCTTGTTTTTCAAACTTTTCTTCTACAGGAGTTTTCTTTGTTGCCATGTTACCAAGCCTGTTGATAATCTACTATCTCACAATTACGACTAATCTCTTTTACAAAATAAACACATCTAGGTTTACTTTCATCATCAATTGGTACACATAGAAATTGTCCGTTCTTTAATCTAGGTGCATACCAAGTTACATCATGGTATATGTCTACTATCTCAATGTCAGGAAAGCTAGGACGAAACGCACTTAGTGGGTTGAATTCAAATGCTTTAAAGCCTCTATCATTAATGCTTGTCAAGGGTAGTGTTTCTAAGTCACCTATCTCAGGTTCGCCAATCAATATTTGCCAATCAACAGGCATCTTGATAGTCTTGTCACCAATACGCAATACTAGTGCAGGGCTATTGAAACTTTCTAAAAATATCAATGGTATGTAATGATAGTCTACATTTTGCGGATTGCTATTATCAAGGATAGCAAATCTTAAATCATCTACTTCTTCGGGTAGAGTTTCAAGATTGTAATATGTGTTGTCAAGGGTTAAAATTCTCATGTTGTTATTATATCACTATTTTATCTGTATGTCAACTTTTCCATGTCGAACGGGTAGTTTGCTTCACGATAAAATTCTTTTCGTTTAGTTAAATGTCTTTTGGCAAATTTACAGGAGCTTGTGATATCCCATATTTGGACAAAATCTTTGTCTTCCGCTTTTCTGATTCCTCGACCAATTGATTGGATAACCCTGACAAAACTTTTGCCAGGCTCAATAAGAACCAGATTAAAAATTCTTGGTATGTTAATACCCACCGCTGCCACACCGTACGTGGCAACAATAATCTTGTTTGTACTGGTGGCAATTTCATCGTATTCCTCTTTTCTTTCAGTCATATTTGTATTACCTGATACAAATACGGCGTCGGATAATCTGCTGATTAATTCTTTACCCGCATTTACTCTATCAACAAGTATCAATGTATTACCTGATTCTTTGACTTTTAAAATCAATTCGGCAATAGCATCTAATCTATGAGTGTCCTCAAGTAAATGTTTTAACTCACTTTGATAGTTTGAGAATTCTACTTCATCTTTTAGTTGTACAATGTTTACATGGCATTGTGCAAGTACACCCTTTTCTTGCAATTCACTTGCACTAAGTTTATTGGTTAAGTTACCTATGCTTACATACAATGCTTGTGCTTCAAATATTGCTTTAGGTATTGTTCCAGTCAATCCCCAACGAATTGGAATATGACTCATTACACCGGTCAACAGTTCTTTAAGTACCTCAGCTTTTGCCATGTGTACTTCATCAACCATGACACAAACAACACCTTCAATAAACTCTCCGATAGATACTTCTGCTTCACCTGACTTAGTATTCTTTAACATATTGCCAAGACTTTGCCAAGTACAGATTGTATGCGTCTTTCCATATTCTTTTCTATCACCAAAGTAAACACCAACATCTAAACCTAAATTAATGTAGTCTGCTTCTGTTTGCACAACCAAACTCTTGTTAGGTACGATGACAATACTACGACCATAGTTCTCAATACTGTAACTTAATGCCGCAGTCATTAATGTTTTACCTGCACCCGTTGCTACTTCTTGTATTGATTGAGGGTTAGCTAAGAATTCGTTTACTACAGTAAGTTGATAATCCCTGAACTTGACGGGTTCACCTTCTTTAGGATGACCTTTTGGCCAACTATAATGACTAAAAGTATCCTCTTCAATCTGTTTAAAATTGAATGTTGTACTGTATGTACGCAAGTCTTCCAACTGAATGTCATATCCTGCACTATCTAGAATAGGAAGAATCTCTGGCAATAAATTCACATAACTACTGCCGCCTAGACTAAAGAAACTGATTTTACCGTTCCAACGACCTAATCGGACACTCGGCAAATACCTTGCCCCAGGCTTCTCATATTCAAATTTTTTCATCAATGCTTTGCGGTCACCTAGTTCTAGACCTTCAATCTTTACATTGACTTCATCTTTGATTATTAATTTGCATTCTTTCATAGAATTATTACCGGGTCATTGTTTACTATGTGTATCACTTTACTTGTGCCACAAGCATATTTTAATGCGTAAGTTGCCGTGAACACTTTACCAGTTATCAGTACAGGAAATTCGTATTCATGTAAATCGCTAAGTATCTGTTCATCTTTATTCCTAATGATACATGTTATTTTATTTTCAAGCAATGTTTTAGCCTTTCGTAGATGTCCTAATTTAAATGAATCGTTTATTACAATCAAATCAGGTTTTATCTGTAGTAGATAATCTACTAAGTTTTCATCACTATAATTAAATTCAACTACGTCATTTATTGCAAAATCAATTTCTTCCTGTGAAAACTTTTTCAAGTATTCGTCAATCACAGACTGATCAATATTGATTCCAAATCTTTTCAATCTAGGCAGTAACGCAAGATCAATGTCAAAAGATAAATGTTCTATGGCTTGTTGCAACATAGGTGAAGTCGCTACCACATAGAAGTTATTATTTATATGACAGAATGCGGGGTTCCATATTTTTGCATCATAGATAGAGGTAGAATCTAGCATTGATTTGATACTATCGCAGTAGTTAATTTTTGTATAATGCTTTTCAATAGAATTTTTAATTACCTTTAGTGTGTAACTATTTGCTGGCATTCTCCAGAATCTATCTTCTTTGTGCCAAATAGGATTTATTTCTAAATTTCTAAATTCAGTTACAAAATCTTTTTTATAGGGGCTACGCAAAATCAATTCATCATCGACCAATAACAAATGCACCTCAGTGAATTGCGGTAGACTTGGAATAGGAGCATTGTCCCATGGCAAGTTTAACAATTCATCAACATGAATTTCTAATTTTTCTATTTGTTTTTTA